GGTAAATTTCGACAGTCGGATTTCCTGACGACTTGTTTGGACGGGGCGACCCGTCCATTAAGCGTCTCTTCGGGTCTGACTGTCGTGCAAAGCGCGGGGAAGCCTCGTCCCTTGAGCAAATTCTCGGCGGACGCGATACACTTGAGACCGCTTCACAAAGCGATCTATGATAGACTGTCGCGCGAGAAGTGGCTTTGTCGCGGTGATTTTACAACTGACGTTCTACAGCGGGCTGGTTTTTCTTTTGTCTCTGGTGAGACCTTGACTTCGGGGGATTACAAGAGTGCTACCGACAACCTCTCCATTGAGGTTGCCGAAGCCATACTTGGTGAATTGCTCAAGAACACGGTCTCTGTGCCGGGTTCGATGAAAGCATACGCCATGAGTATCTTGCGTCCCACGTTGTTCAACCTTCAGCATGGTATTGATTCTTTTGTTCCTCGACGTGGTCAGATGATGGGTTCCTATTTGTCTTTTCCTTTGCTCTGCTTGCAGAACAGGATCGCTTTCCTGTATGCTGGCGAGTCTGTTGGAATTGACGCTTCGGAGTTTCCTTGTCTGATTAACGGTGACGACATCCTGTTCCGCTCCGGACCTCACTTCAGTGAGCTCTGGATGAACACGGTTGGTTCACTGTCTTTAGAAGTAGAGCGTAGTAAAACTTCCGTTTCGACTGACTACGGTTCGCTTAATTCCACACTTTGTCGGCGCTTCGGCGCCTTCTATCGTGTGGTAGCGACTGTCCGTATGGGCATGTTACGGGAGTGTGAATCGCTCGATTCCCTGTCGAGGGGTTTTGATGATTTTATCACTGGACTCAAAGGGTCATTGCGGTACAGAGCCGCGATGGCATGGTTCAGCTGGAACATAGGAAAAATTCGGCCGTTGGGGCTGACTACGCATGACCTGGGCTTTAGAGGCCCTCTTGCGTATCGTTGCACAAAGAGGTACGGTTTACGTCTCGGACCAAGTGATCGATCGGTTCCGTCTCTGAAAATTGATAACGGTCTTCAACTCGCCTGCGAGTATGTTGACGCTGATCTTTTGGATGAAGATGAGAAGAAAGAAAATTTGGCTGAGTTAGCCGCGTGGAAGTGGAGAACAAGATACAACGTCTACTCGGACGAACGTGCTAATATGGACTACTACCTAGCCATCTCAGCAACTCGGACTGATCGTCCCTGTTTCAAGTCCCTCTTTTGGGGCTCTGATTCAGGGTCTTTCAATCGCGATTGCGGTGGTGCCAAGGTCTATAGGCAGCGCGTTTTGAAGAAACCTAGGGGCTTTCCTCTCCTCATTCCGATGAGGGGTCGATTGCCGACCTACGAGCAGGTGTTAGCGGGTGAGATAGAGGTCGGCTCGTACGAGCCACTAACCAAGAAGAAATAAGTCGGCCTAACGCCGTAGGACGGAACACAGGGCTTAGCGCTCCCGCTTCTGTAAGTAATGACTGGTAACATGTGCGCCCTCGAAAAGGGTTAGCGCTGCGTTTGCGAGGTTGGAACCCTCAATCAGAAGTTGCAAGGTGACATAGTGAATTACGGGGTGACCCGTCCTTGGATCAAGTCCAGTGTCAGTCGATTAGTTCGGCGGCTCGACAGCGTCCTGTGTACATCGTGGAGTTGGAGGCAGCGGTCCCCTGGCAAAGTTGTTGTCTCGGCCGGTCGCCTGAAATAAGAGGGGGGGGCAGGACGGAAACGCCTGTTATGCCCCTGATGGCTTAGCGCTTCAAGCGCTTCTTGAAAGAAGGAGTAGGCGTGTTGTAGGACACCTGAACCTTTGTTAGTG